GTGGCCTAAATGTGGTTCTTCCAGCCGCTGCTGCTCGGTGGCGCACAACTGCAAGGTGGCGCCCCTGCAGCGTCGTCAACATGGATGGGCCGGCGCGGTTCACGCCCTCGAGATCGGTCTAAATGAGAATGACCTTCCGCGATCCTCTGGTGCAACACACTGCACCGGAGGACTCGAGTTTTACGATCGCCGTGAAGTTCTGGGACGATAGTGCAGAGCCTTGGACGGCGAGCGCGCCAACGACCGTTCACTATCGCATTGACTGCCTGACCACGGGCACGGTACTGGTGGACTGGACTAGCGTATCCCCGAGCGCCTCCGTCTCGCTGACCGTCTCTGTAGCGGCCAACGCGATCAACCAGGAGGCGAACTGGCGGGAGAAACGTCAGGTTACCGTCAAGGCTGATGACGCATTGTCAACGCAGTACCTTGGGACGCACTGCTACTACGTGGAAAACAACGTTGCAGTCTAAGTGCTGCGAGCCTGACTGTCCGAATCCCGGAGCAGTACACGCGACGCCCGGCAAGCTCTGGTGCGTAACGCACTACTGGCTGCACGCACTACGCCACGAGGCAGAGATCATCGCAGAGGGCGTTTACGCCAAGCATCAGCGTAAACCCAAGGACGCCCAAAGAGGGCACGAGTAAGCCCATGACGGGCATGCGGTTGTTGCCGCGCAACATATTGAGATCAGCATTGAGTTAACACATGCCATTTGCGAAAGGAATTTCTGGAAATCCTGGTGGGCGGCCGAAAGAGTCGGCAGAGGTCAAGCGTCTAGCGCGCCAGCATTGTGAGGCGGCTGTAGCGAAGCTCGTCGAGCTCATGGGCAGTTCCAATGAGTCCATCTCCCTAGCCGCCGCCAATGCTCTCCTGGATCGTGGTGTTGGCAAGCCCGCACAGGCGATCACGGGAGACGACGAAGCGCCGCCGATCAAGGTCAGGGGGTTGATTGAGTTCGTTACAGCGATGGCAGTTTCCGGAGAAGCTCCGGTTTCTGATTGAGGAGCAGCACCGTTATAGGGTTGCCTTTGGCGGCCGTGACGGGGCGAAGTCGTGGAGTTTCGCTCGAGCGCTGTTGATCCGTGGTGCGTCAGAGCCGCTGAGGATCGGGTGCTTTCGCGAGATCCAGAACAGCATCAAGGACTCGGTGCACAAGCTGCTTAGCGACCAGATCGAGGACATGGGGCTATCGAAGTGCTACGAGGTGTTAAAGACCGAGATCAGGGGCGTTAACGGGACTGAATTCATGTTCGCGGGTTTGTCGAACCAGACGCGCGACAGTATCAAGTCTGCGGAGTCGATTGACATCGCCTGGGTGGAGGAAGCCCAGAGCGTGAGCAAGCGGTCATGGGATATCCTGGTCCCGACGATCCGCAAGCCCGGCAGCGAAATCTACGTATCGTTTAACCCCGATATGGAGACGGACGCGACGTACCAGCGGTTTGTGGTGAACCCGCCGCCTGACTGCAAGACGGTCAAGATCAACTACTCGGACAACCCGTGGCGTTCTCAGGCGCTAGACGCCGAGCGCGAGCACATGCGCGCTACGGCTCCCGAGGACTTCGCGCACATCTACCTTGGAGAGTGCAGGCCGGCTGTAGAGGGCGCGATCTACTACAACGAGGTATCGGCGCTACGGAACGGAAACCGGCTGTGTAACGTCCCATATGACCCGCTGCTCAAGGTGCACAGGGTCTGGGATCTGGGCTGGAACGATTACATGTCCGTGGTCTTTGTGCAGCGCCAGGCCAGCGAGATCCGGGTGATTCGCTACGTCGAGGACAACCACCGGACGTATGCGGACTTCATGGGTGAGTTTGGCGGGTACGGGTACAACTACGGGACGGACTGGCTGCCGCATGACGGCAAGGCCAGGTCTGCCGAGTCTGGCCGCAGCCCGCAGATGATCCTCGAGCAGCTAGGCTGCAAGGTCGAGATCGTCGAGGACATCGGGCTGGAGAACGGCATCAAGGCGACAAGGCTGCTGTTCCCGCGCCTGTATGTCGACAAGGCGAACGCCGGTGAACTGGTTAACCGGCTCGGGCGGTATCGGCGGCGAGTGAACAAAGAGACGGGAACGGCGACGACACCGATGCACGATGACGAGAGTCACGGAGCGGACGCGGTTAGATACCTCGCTTGCATCGCAGACCAGCTCGCTAACGTGAGCGACAACAGGATCAAGGACCCTTATGCAGCGTTCAGGCGGTAACTGATGGCGAAGAAAGCCAACAAGCAGGAAAAGGAACTGCTGGTCACGCTGCGTGAGCGTCACAAACGAGCGGTTGATGCCGATCAGGAAAACCGTCGCAAGGCGCTCGAGGACATGCGGTTTTGCAACATCCCCGGCGAGCAGTGGGACCCGATCGTCAAGAACGAGCGCGGGACCGAGCGGCCGTATTATGAGTTCAACAAGGTTCGCATTTCGGTAAAGCGCGTCATCAACGATATGCGCTCGAACCGTCCGCAGGGCAAGGTGCGCGCGTTCGAGGATGGCGACAAGGACACGGCCGAGGTTTACGAGGGGTTGTGTCGCAACATCTGGAACGTATCGGACGGCGACAGCGCCATTGACTCAGCGGCTGAGTACCAGGTTACTGCGGGCATCGGTGCGTGGCGCATCAACACGAAGTACAGCGACGATACGGCGTTTGACCAGGATATCGTCGTCGAGGCGATCCGCAACCCGTTCTGCCTGTACGCCGATCCTGCCAGCAAGGATGCGCTCAAGCGTGACGCGCGCTACTGGCTGTTGACGACCAAGGTATCCAAGAGCGAGTACGAAACGCGCTGGCCTAACAAGACGATATCGGCCTTTGAGGGGAGCGAGTTTGAGGACGACGACGACGAGGACTGGGCCGACAACGAGACAGTCCGGGTCTGCGAGTACTGGTATAAGGAACCGTACACGCGGGAGATTGCGCTGCTGTCCACTGGGCAGACGGTCGACCTAAGCGAGGTTGATTCGGCCACATTTGCTGCGCAGGGAATCGAGGTGATTCGCACGCGCGCGGTGCAGTCGCAGCGGATCAAGTCGGTGATTGCGAGCGGTGAGGCGATCCTAGAGGGGCCGAGCGACTGGGCGGGGTCCATGTTCCCCTTTGTGCAGGTGCACGGCGAGTGCATGGTGGTTGACGGCAAGACGCACTGGTTCGGGCTGGTACGCTTTGCGAAGGACGCCCAGCGGGCCTATAACGTCGCTAGAACGTCGATCACCGAGACCATAGCGCTAGCGCCCAACGCGAAGTTCTGGGCCACTCACGCGCAGGCAGAGGGCAATACGACGCTGTGGAGTGAGGCGCACCGCAAGCTCTATCCGTACATGCTGTACAACGCGGATGCCAAGGCTCCGGGGCCGCCGGTGAGTATGCCGGGCGCTCAGGTGCCGATTGCGTTGATCCAGGAGGCGCAGATCGCCTCGGATGAGATCAAGGCGGTGACGGGCATCTTTGACGCATCGCTTGGGAATCGGGGGAACGAGACGACGGGCGTTGCGATCAGGGCTCGTCAGGCGCAGGGCGAGATTGCGACGTTCAACTACATGGACAACATGGCTAAGGGGATTCGAAGGACGTGGGAGATCCTCATTGACCTGATACCGAAGATTTACGATACGGAGCGGTCAGTGCGCATTCTGGGCGCTGATGGGGCGGAGAAGTACGCGAAGGTCAACCAGATCGACCCGGCGACGGGCCAGGTTGTTAATGATCTGGGTCGCGGCAAGTACGATGTAGCGATTACGGTGGGTCCGAGCTACACGACGCAGCGGCAGGAGGCGGTGGAGGCTTATACGCAGATCGGGCAGGCTCAGCCGGCGCTGTACCAGCTCGCGGGCGACATCATTTTCAGGAATATGGACTTGCCGGGTGCTGAGCAGATCGCGGAGCGGTTAAAGGCGATGTTGCCACCTCAGATCCAGCAGACGTTGAGCGAGGGCAAGCCGATCCCGCCCGAGGCGCAGGCGATGATGGCGCAGGCGCAGGCGGCGATGCAGCAGGTGCAGCAGCACGGGCAGTTGGTCCAGCAGGCGGCGGCGGAGGCCGAGCAGAAAACGGCGGAGGCCGACAAGGCGGTATCCGACCTGAAGGTTGCGCAGGCGAATTTCGAGACCCAGGTACAGCGTGCGTTGAGTCAGATAGCGAACAAAGAGGCGGCGCTGATACTCAAGGAGGCCAAGCAGATCACTGCATCTGCGGACGCCGAGGGCCAGGCGCAGTTGGCTGCAGACCGTGAGAACCTCGCGGGTGAGGTTCGGCAGGCCATGGCGATGATTCAGCAGCAGGCGGCCGAGTACATGCAGCAGTCTGTTACGGCGCTTGCGCAGTTACAGGCGGCGCAGCAACCTCAGGTAGTGGTCGCTCCCGCCCAGCAGAACCCAAGGGTGGCGCGTATCGTGCGCCAGAACGGTGAACTCGTGCCGATTTACGAAGATCAGGTGCAATAGTGGCGACATTCCAAGTCGTAGACGAATACGGTAATTACATCGCGTCCTCTGGCGGTGCGGCCGGCCTAGATGTCAACGGCGACACGTACAAGGCGGTGCTGTCGAACGTCGCGCCGACAAAGGCTGGCACGCAGATCCTGACGGATATCACGCAGATCGCGGGGACCGGAGGATACGCAGCGGTTACTCTGGCGAACCCCACATGGGCAGAGACTGGCGGTGGAACGGGCATCTGGCAGTTCTCAGCCGACCCGTTTACGTGGACGGCATCGGGCGCTGACTTTGCGACTGCGCGGTACGTGGTGATCTATGACGACACGCCCACCGTTCCGGTTGACCCGGTGGTTG